TATGAGACCAGCGAGATACTATACCTCCCGCCCGCAAAACTCTTGGTGCTGATAGTTGGAATCAAACCAACCTGAAACGCCTTATGAGAGCGCCTCGACATCTTGCCGACCTATCAGCGAAATGGCACCAGTGGAAGGAGTCGAACCCTCGCCTGCTGTTTTGGAGACAGCCGTGCTACCGTAACACTTCACTGATAATGGCGGAGTGGTGGCGGAATCGAACCCCTGGCCTTTCGGCTCTACTGGTTTTCAAGACCAGACTAGTATCCCCGACTAGATACGCACTCCATTTTTATTTAAACTTGGTGGACCAGAGAGGAATCGAACCCCCGACCCTCTGAATGCAAATCAGATGCTCTCCCAACTGAGCTACTGGCCCGAAACGTATTCTATTTAGTAATATTACCGCATTTTAACAGACAAGTCAACAACTTTTTTGGCGGAGAGTGAGAGATTCGAACTCTCGGTAGACTTTCGCCCACGCTTCGTTAGCAGTGAAGTGCCTTAGACCAACTCGGCCAACTCTCCAATTTGGTAGGCATGGTGGGACTCGAACCCACTGAAGAACACCCATCTGATGCTAAAGGCTTTATAAGAGCCTCCCCGCTACCCAGCGTCACGCCCAAACTTTGTAAACTTATAAATACTAAGCAGCAGATGATTGAGGATACAATGAAAGCATATACTTACACTATTACCCACATTTCTACTGGTAATATTTATTACGGAGTAAGAAAATCGTCCATCGAAGATATTGGAGTGGACTACTTTTCTTCCTCTAAACTTATCAATCGCCTCATACAAGAGGATGGTATTGAAAACTTTTCATTTAAAGTTAGAAGAAAGTTCGATACATACGAAGATGCTCGTAAACACGAAACCAAGTTTCTTCAGAGAGTGAAAGCAGTATCTAATCCTAGGTTCTATAACCAAGCCATTTCTTCTCCGAGAGTGTGCAAGAAAGACTCACATTCAGAAGAAAAAAGAAAACAATCTATTTCAGAAACTATGAAACTGCTGTGGCAGTCAGAAGACTACAGAAATAGACAAAAATTCAACAAACTCTCTAAAGAAGAAAGATCTAAGAGAGGAAGAAAAGGCGGTCTTGCAACTGCTAAGACCAGAACCAAGAAACCCAAAAACAAACCTACTTACAGTGAAATCTTGATCGTCAAAGACGGTAAGACCAAAACAGTAAAAAGAAACCAAGTCCCAGCATACAGAAAGTATGGTTGGGAAAGGGCGAATGGCGACCCGTACGGGGATCGAACCCGTTATCTCTGGCGTGACAGGCCAGCGTCTTAACCAATTCGACTTACGAGCCATTATAGCTTTCGGGCAGACGAGGACACACATTCGTCTCTTCTCTCACATTTGTTACAGCGCCGTGAATTAGCCGTATATACTTGCACCATATATCCGGTCCTATCATTTAGAACGATAGGTATATGGCTACGTATGCACCCGAAACTTGGAGGATCCTCAGGGACTCGAACCCTGAACCTTGAGATTAAAAGTCTCTTGCTCTACCTATTGAGCTAAGGATCCATTATATTGGTAGGGCGGATGGGACTCGAACCCACATTGCACAGATTGAAAGTCTGTTTTCCTAGGCCAATTAGAAGACCGCCCCGTAACTTACACACTTAATATACCCTGAAAGAAAGTCAAAGTCAACTTCTTTCTGAATGGTAGACCGAGAGGGGATCGAACCCACGACAAAGGGATTAAGAGTCCCCTGCTCTACCAACTGAGCTATCGGTCCATAAACTGGTGCTGTAGGAGAGATTCGAACTCCCGACCTACTGATTACTAATCAGTTGCTCTACCAACTGAGCTACTACAGCATGGTTGTCCCTGCTGGCTCCGACCCAGCGACCCCAGTCTTATCAGGACTGTGCTCTACCAACTGAGCTAAGGGACATCAATTCTTAGAAAGATACAGGTTTACTATGTCACTCATTCTGATGGTTGCAATCCAGAGCAGAACCTATTTGCGACACAAGGTTTGGGCTTTTTTACGGATCCTCGCCCGCACGAGCCTGTACCTATCTAAGAATTGGAGGGAGTGATGGGACTCGAACCCACATATTTTAGGTTTTGCAGACCTTGCCGTAACCAATTCCGGACACACACTCCCATAAAAAAGGCGGCTAAAGTAGCCGCCCTCTATTTAGTCAGAGACCAGCGGCCAGTGCTCGATAACCAGCAGCAATTAGCTTGCGACTAGGAGTACCTGCACGATACTTAGCGACAGTTTCGCCCTTTGAATTCTTGCGCTCGTTTAGATAGATCGCATAACCCATCTGACGGATCTGATAAACAGCGTCATGTGGATTAGAGATACCGTAGCGAGTCTTAATCTGCGCAGCAGTAAGCTGCTCACCACGACCAACTAGAGCCTCAAGAACCTTCTCAACCTTACTAATGCTAGCAACCATTATATACTTCTCCATTATTAAAAGATGTCGACAACTCGACCGTTAGAATCAACTGCACGGATCCGAGCTTCCGGAAACTGCCACTGCAGCTGACGCATCCCATCTCGATACAAGAGAGGAATATTCTGAGTATACGAATACGTACGCCAGTTACCCGACTGATCCTGAAGCTGAATTTCGATCATGTCCATATCCGTAACTCCTTTTCTTAGGTTAACTTAATCTTACTATATTCTTCGAGGAAAGTAAAGACATTTTTTAGATCAGCGAAGATAAACTTTTTGTTCTGCCAGCTATCTTCTTGATCGTTACCACTAACCTCTACCATCCAACCGTTCTCGTAACGGTTGACAGTAACACTATCCGAAACATTCATAAATGAGTCACTTAGCTTAACCGTAGCCATATCATCCTCTTCTAGATTTGGTTCCTACTGTCGTCAAATCGACATCGGGACCAGCATATTGCAATCCGCCTTTGTTATATAGCGGCATAACCAGACTCGCTTTCTTCAGGATCTCCTTCTGAACGTGCTCTGGCTCTTTGTGAAGGTTAGTCATAATATCTCGCTTCGAACAATCACCAGCGACTAGCGCCTTGTCGTCGTAATGGCGAGTAGAACGATCAACCATCATAGACTCATTATACCCTTTCCGGAACGATAAGTCAAGCGATTTTTTGTCTTTTTTAGATTTTATTTGATCCGGGTGAAGACCCTTTGATATCAACCATCTATCGTGGTCCGAGACTAGCTTGGACTTAGCCTTATTCTTACGGCTCTGTTTACGCTTGCTAACAGTCGTCGTATAATAGGCTGGAAGAATGTGCATAGACATAGTTATCTCCTAACTTTGTCTATCATACCCCTGACTCAGAAAAAAGTCAAGCGATAATTTCTAAGATTTGTTTCAATTTCTCTACTGAAGGTTTATACTCTTGTTCAAGTATTTCTCGAGCATATCTATGATTCTCATAGTCTAATTGTCTTAGATACTTGTATCTAGAGTCAATAACAGCCTCTAAAACTATAGGCAATATTTCTGAATACTTGATATACAGTTTATCGTCATTCATCGACCTCTTCCTTCAAGTTCTCAACAACTATATATTCAGCTTCTTTACTTATCTGCATATGTTCTTCAAGAATATCTCGAACTTTGATAAGCCGATCTTCAATATCGATAATAGTATTATGAACAGCTTTATCATTATGACCTTCTTGAAGATCAATCAATGCTGCGTTCAAATTCATATCTGCAGAATAGTCAACTTGCCACTTATGAAACTGTCCGCCTTCGTCCATGTCTTCCATCAATTTAGGTTGAGGAAATAGAATGTTTTTAATAAGTTCTAACTTTTCTTCAGCGGGTGTATTAGTTCTTTTCTCAACTTTAAATGGCCACATAATATAATTCCTTCAATTACTTTTTCTTCCGACCCATATTATATTTAGTTTCTAAAGTCCATTCATGCTTTTCTTTATGGTTGATAATCTTAATCTGACTCATTGAAGCTAATGGCTCGTTAATACGCTCTGGGTCTACAACTTTCAACAAACCCCATTCTTGAAGTAGCTGAATAATCTTATTACGACGACCTTTATCTTCGTCAGAAAAATTAGAAGGCTTACCGTCTATAGTAAACATTTCTTTAAAATGGACAATATAATACTTACCCTGCTTATGAAAAATATGGCAGGACTGATAAAGTTTTTTCTCTTTACGTGAAGCAACACCTATACGAGTTAGGGTTTCTTTGATCTTGAGAAAATCTTCTTCTTCAGCAATCTTCACCTCAATTAAAGAATCTAAAAGTTCATTCATTTGACTCCACCTTTATTATTTTTATTTTTTATAAGTTCAATTTGTTGTGGCGTAAGAATCTTTAATGCTTCTTTAGTGCGCACAATATTGTATTTATAATAATTAGAAACCAAGGTTTGGAGTTCTTCTTTCTTCTTACGGTCAGCCTTTTCTTTATCAGTTTCTTTAACGCCTCTCATCTTTCTTTTTCTTATAGAATTATAAAGATAATCATAATGCATTTGATCTGTCACACCATAGTGACAATTCATTTCATTAGCATAAAGAATTGTTTCTCTATAGTTTGATAAAACGCTATTAGTTCTCCATTGGCTATACTCTGAATCAACGTCAACCTCTTTACCAGAAGTTATTGAGTTTTCAAATCTCCAGTCATACCTTGGTTTCTGTATTTTAATTTCTTGTTCAGGCTCTTTTCTTTCCTGTAACGTAACGTCTAAAAACTTAGCCATCACACAAACTCACATTCAATCATAACTTGAACTAGAAATGCCATAAAATTAATTTCAGGATTTGCAGCAAAAGCATTCTGGTATTGATATTTTGCTAGCTGTAGAACCAACACTGGTGCTGTTTGCTTAGTGCAAATATCAGACGAAATTTCATAGAACTGATTATAAAGATAATTAACATCCGTATCTAGATTATTTTTTACCCACTTACGGATTTCAGTATAATTCTGTTCCTTCATCAACTTAACAAGATCCTTGATAGAAGTCTCTGTCATATTTGCTAGAATGCCAGAGTCAATCTTACCAGTCGCTGAATAACGCTGAAGCTCGTTAAGGACTCGCCGCCAATCTGGGAAGTGCTTATTGATTACTTCAGCAACAACAGCCTTATCAAACTCAATGCTTTCTGATTCAAGAATAAATGTAACTCTCTTGAAGAACTGCGTAGCAAGCTTGGCCATAGCCTTCTTGCTAATTTTAAAATCAATTACCGAGCATCTTGAATGCAAAGGTTCAATGATACGGTTCTTGAAGTTGCACGTAAGAATGAACCCGCAGTTTCTTGAGAACTCTTCCATAAAATTGCGAAGTGCGGGTTGAGTAGAATTGGCATTAAGATAATCCGCTTCGTCAAGGATGACATATTTCCTGCCACCGGAAAGTGATACGGATGACGCAAAGTTGAGTATTTCGTTACGAAGTGTGTCGATATTTCCATTCATAGATCCATTAATGACGATATAATCACAACCAAGCTGTTCTAGCATAGCACGTGCTACGGTCGTCT